CCTGTGTGAAGGTCGACGCGGGTCGCGGCAGGAAGCCGGCGTACGCGTTGGCGTAGCCGTGCTGGTCGGCCAGTTGCATCGCGAGCGGTGAGAGCGCGCCGGTTCCCTGCGGCGGGGGCGTGGGTCGCGCGCCACCGGGGGAGTAGCGCGCCGCACGCAGGATGGACCTAGTCGACGCCACTCGTCACCCCTGCCTCAGCCTCCGCCCAGAGCTCGCGCTGCAGCTTGCGCGCCGCGATCTTCACGTCGTTCTTGAGCGCCTTCGCGCTCGCGTAGCCGAGCGCCGCGGCGAGCTGCGCCCACGACGCGCCGCGTTCCTGCGCGTCGTGGATGAGGCGCAGCTTGAGGATGAGCTCCTCACGGGGGGTCGCCACCGGGTGCCTCCTCACTCTCGTCCTCGACGTCCTCGGGGTAGATGACGCGGCTCGTGTCCCAGGTCGGCCAGAACGTGAACTCGGTGACGTCGCCGTCGCCGTTGAGCTTGCCGCCGGCGAGCCTGGGGCAGGCTGGGGTGCTGGCCCCGGCGTGGATGCCGGCGCAGAACCGGCAGAGGCCGCCGCCCTCGGCGACCTTCTCGAGCTCCTCGCGCTCCTCGCGGCTGACCGGCAGCCGGGGCGCGCCGTGAAGCAGGCGCTGCGCGTTGTTGACGGCGGCGAGTGCGGCGAGGTCGAGCTGCGAGTGCGGGGACTGGTTCAGGTTGGGCACGGTCACTAGTAGGCTCCGACGAGGGGGACGAAGCCGGTGGTGGTGCCGACCGTGGTGGGGTTGAATGACGCGGGAAGCGCGGACTGACCGTTGAGGTAGAACGCGCGCTTGTTGCCGCCGTTGGTGACGCCGAGGGCCATGAACGGCGCGTTGGTGTCGTTGGCGCCGATCGCGTAGGGCACCGTGACGCCGCTGAAGCCGCCGATGATGTAGAGGATATAGACGAACCGGCCACTGCCCTGCGCCGCGACCGTGGTGATCGCGCCGCTGTACCAGCCGACGGTGGTCCACAGCGCGTTGTCGTTGGGGCTGAGCTGAAGTTGCGCGCCCGTGTCATCGTAGATGCCGAGCTGGTTGGGCACCGCGGACGAGGAGTACGTGCCCCCGACGCGGATGGCGGTCGTCAGGTGAGACAGGGCCGTGTTCGCCGGCACCCAGCAGCGGGCGCCGAAGACGGTGCCGTTGGAGAGGGTTGACGAGTTCTGGAAGAGCAGGGGGTTGTCGCTGACCGTCAGCAGGCCGTAGCCCTGGTTGACGGGGAAGATCTGGTCCATGCCGCTGGCCGCGGGGGCGGCCCACTTGACGCCGGTGGGCTGCGTGGAGTCGGCGGTGAGGACCTGGTTGTTGCTGCCGACGCCGAGGCGGCTCGCGGTGCCGCCGCTGAGCGCGGCGATCAGGTCGCCCTTGGTGGTGAGCAGCGTGTTCTGAAGGGCGTTGACGATCCGGGTGTCGTTGCCGGCGGCGACCGTTCCCGCGGTGGTGCCAACGTTGAGGGTCGCGGCGCCGCCGAGCCCAAGGTTGGCTCGGGCGCCGGTCACGCTGGCCACGTCGCTCAGGTTGTTCGAGGCCTGCAGGGCACCGGTGATGCGGCTGTCGTTGCCGGCCGCGGCGCTGCCGGACGTGGTGCCGAGCTGGTAGTTCTGGTACCAGTTCGCGGCATTCACGGTGACGCTCTCGGCCACGAAGTAGGCCGCGGTCGTCGTGTTGACCCAGATGGAGCCGATGGTGTAGCCCTGCGACGAGTCGTCGGTCGTCGTGGGGTTTCGCGTCGCGGTCGTGTTGTTCTTCTGGGTGGTGAACGCGGTGGGGGCCGGCCACGCGCCGTCGGCCTTGGGGCCGTAGAACACGGACGGGTTGGACGTGTCGAGATAGAAGTCACCGTTGAAGCCGAGCGAGCTCGCGGGGGCGCCGGTGCCGGACAGCCAGCCGTTGCCCCGCGGCCCGGAGGTGCCGGCGGTCGTGATGGTGACGTTGACCACCCGTGGTCCTCCCTAAGGCTGCGCGACCGTGCGGCCGTAGAAGACGCCGGCGACGAGCGTCGTCGCGTCGTTCAGGTTGGGATCCATCCAGAGCGCGTAGTTGGCGCCGTACCCGGTGAGCAGGTTGGTCGCGGTGGGGGTCAGCACGACCTGCAGTGTGGCGCTGCTGCTCGTGACCGTGATGGTGCCGTACGTGGTGGACGCGGTGCTGCTGACCGAGAAGACGGTGGCGGCGGTCTGCGTGTTGCGAACGACGAGCTCGAAGGTCTTGTTGGTGATGTTGGCGAGGGTGCCGTCATCGTTGGTGACCTGGTAGCTCTGCGCCCACTGCGAGCCGATCGGCGCGATCGCCTGAAAGAAGTTCGGCAGGGGTGCCGGCTGGGTCACGCGACCTCCTCGAGCGGCGCGTTGCAGTGCGGGCACCTGTCGCGACGGACGCCGCCGCTGGTCTTGGTGAAGGGCTTCTCGCAGCTGAGACACTTGATGACGCCGTAGGCGTCGAGCCAGGAGCCGCCGATGAGGTCCTTGAGGTCGTACATGGCCCAGACGAGCGCGTCCATGCGGTCCGGGGACTCGGGGTCGCCGGGTGCCCACGTGCACATCTCGTCCTCGAGCTGCGGGAACATGCCGACGTGGTGAACGCGATGCTGCTCGTAGAGGGCGCTGACCGGCTCGGCGCGGGTATTCTTGCCGCGACTGGCGCGCACCGACTTGAACGCGATGTTCGTGTCGACGGCCTTGAGGACGGTGCCGATGTAGTCGCCGCCGTTGTTGACCTCGGCGACGACGCGGTCGGCCTCGAACTCGTCGTAGGCGTCCTTGGCGCGCTGCATGCACTGCTTGGGGGTGCCGCGCATGGTGTAGTCGGCGAGGACGTAGCCGTGACCCTCGCGGTCGGCGCCGCAGACGACGATGCCGGTGAGGTCGCTGGTCTCGCCGGTGGTGACAGCGGGGTCGACACCGACGACGACGCGGACGAGGTCGAGGTCCTTGAGACGCTCGACGGGGAGGCGGTCGGCCTCGAGCCACTCGCGCTTCCAGAGCGCGTTGTCGCGGTTCTCGAGGAGCTCGCCGTCGAGCTCCTGCAGGCCGAGCTGCGTGCCGAGCATGGGCGCGACGACGTTGGCCTTGTAGCTGTCGCTGAGGTTCTCGAGGTTGTCGACGGTACGGCCGCGAGTGATGATGACGTTCTCGCGCTGCATGAGGCCGGGCGTGGCGAGCTGCGTGTCGCTGACCTTGAGGAGGGCGACGGGCCGCGGCGTGGTGGCGACGACGATCCGGCCCCGGTAGTCGAGCGGCCAGTCGGGGCGACGTGGGAGGCGGGTCGCGATGGTGAGGTTGGACCACGTGGTGTCGGCCGCGGTTCCCTTGTGCGCGTCGGCCCAGAAGCAGGCCTCGTCGCCCCAGGCGAAGTGGAACTGGGGGCCGCGGAGCTGCCAGGGCTTCTCCGCGGAGTACGTGAAGAACTTGCTGCCGTTCTCGAGGTAGAGCTCACCGAGGGACCGGTTCCACGCGCCGGTGACCTTGCCGCCGCGGAGCTCAGTCTGCTTGAAGCAGTTCAAGAGGCCCGAGTCACCCTCGATCATGGTGTCGCGGGTGTCGCCGATGGTGCGGGCGACGAGCGCGATGCGGCAGCCGGGGTAGCGACGGGCCTTCTCGGCCATCATCTCGGCGGCGGTGCGGGACTTGCCCCAGCCACGGCCGGCGAGGATCAGCCAGACGAACCACTCGCCGTCGGGCTCGAGCTGATCGGGGCGGGCGACCTCGCGCCAGGTGCGCTTGTGGCCGTCGCCGTTGTCGAGGTCCTGGATGCGCTCCTGGAGCTCGCGGAGGCGCCGGAGCTTGTCGAGCTTGACCTCGAGGAGGGTGTCGGCCACGGCACCTCCCGAGGGTTTACAATCGTGTCTCACCGTGGTAGGGTCGTCACCAGGAACCACGGAAGGAGCGAGCGATGGACGCCTGGTCGAACTTCGACAACCTGACCCCGTGCCAGGAGTACGGTCACGACTACGAGCAGGACGGTGAGACCTACAGCCAGTGCCTGACCTGCGGTGAGGAACGAGAGCCTGAGGACTAGATCAGGTTGCTCTTGCGAGCCTCGGCGAGCTCGCGCTCGAGCTTCGCGATCTCCGCGTCGACGCTGTCGACGGTGAGGATCTCGGCCTTGGTCGGCGCGTCGAGCCCGAGGATCCGCGCACGCCGCTCCTTGATCTTCATGATCCGGTCGACGATCTCCATCAGGAGGCGCTTGTCGAGCAGGGGCAGGCCCTCGAGGTCGACGATGATCCGGCCGTTCTGCACGAGCTGGTGCCGGGCCTGCAGCTCGCGCCAGCAGATGGCCTCGAGCTCGTCGTAGCTCTGCAGCTCGAGCGCCCGCGTCTCGTCGGACGCGAACCGCACGGCGCGGGCCATGGCGCGCTTGATCGCGGCGCCGGCGCGGCTCTCGCTCGGGCCGTTCTCCTCCTTGCCGCCGTCCCACAGCTGGAGGTGGGTCGCGATCTGCGTGAGGGTCCACCCGAGGGCCTTGAGCCGGGCGGCCTCGGCGTCGCGGCTGCGGCCGTAGCTGTCGACGGGGCCGATGGGCAGCGGCACGAGCAGGCGGTCGTCGTTTTCGGCCACGTCGTGCCTCCCTACGTTGTCGTTCGCCAGGCACGCGACAGCCCCACCCGCAGGCAGGTCGGGTGGGGCTGTCGGTGTCTTCCTCCGGGCGGTGGAGGGGTCTAGGTGCTAGTAGCCACGGTGGCCGCAGACCGGCCAGGCGTTGATGCCCTGGCCGGCGAGGACGCGCTCAGCGACGGCGATCTGCGCGGCGCGGCTCGCGAGGTCGGCCCGCGGTGCGTACTGACCGCCGCCGTAGCCGAGCCACGTCGAGAGGGTGAACTGCAGGCCGCCGTAGAAGCCGTTGCCGGTGTTGATGGCCCAGTTGCCACCGGACTCGCACTGCGCGACGGCGTCCCAGTTGATACCGCTCGTCGCGGCCGGCGCGGTGACCACGGGTCGCGCGGTGACGACCGGTGCGGCGGCGTGAATCACGGGCGCGGTCGGCACGACCGGGCGCTGGGTCACCGGTGCCGGCGGCACCGGGGTTCCCGGGGGCGGCACGATCAGGACCTGACCCACGGTCAGGACGTCGGGGTCGGACAGGGCCGCCTGGTTGGCCTGCCAGATGGCCGGCCAGGCCGCGGCGTCGTCCAGGTAGGCCTGGGCGATGGAGCTGAGGGTGTCGCCGTCCCGTACAGCGTAGCTCGTTCTGACCGGGACCACGACGTGGTGGATCACCTCGACGTGACCCGGCAGCTCGAGGATGGACGAGGTGCGTTCCTGTTCCTGGCTCGTCGCCCCCGCGGCGGTGGGGGCCAGGGCCACCGTCAGCGAGGCGGCGACGGTGAGCGTTCCAACGGTCTTCCCGAGGGAAGAGGTGAACATACGGTCTCCTAGGCCGTGCCCGGTCCGGGCGGTGTCACCCTCGCCGGGTCGAGAGCCTCGGCGGGCGAGCGCCTGGAGCGGCGCCGCGCTGGGGTGCTGACCGCGACCGCCACGAACAGCCTGGTGAGACAGGTCACCTCTTGGCGATAGTATACCTCGTCACACCGAGTGCTGCCATCAACCGGTGGTCGCGAGGTTTGAACCTATCAACCGACGTAGATCAAGTAAACACTTGAAGTATAACTCATATCAACTCAGTCCGCGTCGCCGGTCATCTCCATGAGCTTCTTGTGGAACCGGATCAGGTCCTCCGCCAGGTAAACGGGGACGTGACGCATCTTGGGACCGTTGGGTCGCTTCCCCACCGGCTTCAGCTTGACCAGGTCGATCAGGCTGTGAACCTGCTTCTGAGTGAGCTTGAGGGGACCGAGCAACTCGGCCGCGTCGAACACGGACCAGTATCGCTCATCGAGCAGTGGCACGACCGTCAGGTGCTGGGACGACCAGCCACGGCGTGGCTTACGGATGGTGACGTCGCTCACGAGGCGATCCCTACGTTGGTGGTTGAGGTGGGCGGCGGCAACCCTACCGAGCCGTCGCGCCAGGCGAGGACCCAGTCCCGGGACACGACCGAGTACTCCATGCGAGCGACCGGGCGTCGCCGATCACCGTCGAGGCAGGCCGGGTTGACGCAGCGGACCTCGCCGCGGCTGGCCCAGAACCGGAGGGTGAGGTTGTCGCAGTAGGGGCACCGTGGCTCGGGCTGGCCGACGTCCCGGGGCAGGTGCTGCGGCAGGTCGCGGTCACCGAGGACGACCAGGGAGCGGGCACACCAGCCACCGAGCTGCCGCGCCGGCTCAAGCAGCCAGCCGTCCTCGACGACCTCGGCGAGGTTGACGAGAGCCTCGAGCGCGAAGACGGTGTTGGCGTCGTCGCCGCCACGGGCGAGCCAGCTCATGCCGGCGAGGTCGCGGAGGTCGTTCTCGAGGTACCGGGCGAGGGCGTGCAGCTCGAGCACGAGGTGCGCGATCGGAGCGTTCCACGGTGGCTGCGAGTGGTCGATCCGACCGGAGCGACCCCGGCCACCGAGCCGACTGGTGGGGGTCGCGACCACGCGTTCGAGGCGCTGGTTGAGGCTGACGGCGTCGGCCGCGGCGGCTCGTAGACGCTCGCGAACGTTGGATCTCACCGGCTCCGTCATGGCGAGATAGTATCACCGCAACGGTGATAGTGATCGTCTCAGAGGTTACCGTTCCATACCTACAGGGTACGGATACGACGATGGGGCCGGCTCCGACCCGGCCCCATCGTCTCCACGCGTTCACATCCGAGGTGAAGGTATTACTGTACCACAATCCTCAGCTACGCGGCCAGCTCCCACGGCCACCGGCCGGCCTCCCCCGCCAGCAGGAGCGGGATCAGCCCGAACATGCTGTCGCCCAAGCCGGCGAGCTCGAACCGGTTGTTGCCCGGCACGACCGGCATGGCCGTGTTCGCGTAGCCGGCGACGTTGACCGCGAAGATCGGCACGTGCCGCGGCACCGCCTGGTCGACGTTCCCGGTGTGGTACATGTGCGGGCCGCCGAACGTCTGCATGTCGGTGAGAATGATGACCTGCCGGTGCTCCGGCTTCAGAGCCACGTTCAGCGCCCGCACCATCTCGGTGCCGCCGCCGATGATGCCGAACTTGCCGCGGAACGCCTCGACCGCCCGCAGCAGGCTCATGCCCGGGCCGGCACCCGTGACCTCGAACTGCCCCGTCGCGAAGCCCCACGCGTCGACCCCGGCCGGGTTCCGGACCTTCAGGGCCATGCCGAAGATCGTGGCCGCGGTCGCGACGTCCATCTTGGACTTGCCCGACATCCGCGCCATGGTCATGGACGCCGAGACGTCGATGAGCACGAGGGTCTGACCGTCGAGCACCGGCACGTTCTGCAGCGTGTTGTTCAGGAACTGCTCGAGCGCGTGGCCCCACCGCAGGGACGGGGCCTCCCGGTAGGCGGACCAGACCCGGTACGGCAGCTGACGGCTCCGCTTGGCCTGCTCGGGGTCGGCGAACCGCGTGAGCACCGGCGCGATCACCTTGTCCGGCACGCCGGCCTCGTCGAGGTTCCGCAGGTTCCGGAGCTGCGCCATGATCCCCATGCTCGGCAGTGCGAGCTGCCAGATCTCGGCGTCGGTCACCGCAGCCACCGTGGTCGGTCGCTCACCGAGCCACGGCTTGAGCCACTCCCACTGGCCAACCATCGCGCCCTGGATCAGGTCCCGGGAGACCTGGTTGCCGTCGAGCGCCGACCGCGCCAGCTCGTGCCGCTGGTCCGGGGTGTACCGCGACAGGGTGTGCCGCAGGTGAACCTTGCTCAGCGTCTCCGGCGGTTCCGCGTTCCGGTCCTGCCGGGCGGTGATCGCCCACCGGAACAGGTCGTCCTGCCAGGTCCGCGGCAGTGCGTCGCGAACCTCCTCGGTCGGGGACGGGAAGAGCGCCCCACCCGTGCTCTTGCCGCGGGCGTGGGTCAGCTCGAGCACGTCACCGAACCGCATCGCGGCAGCCGCGGTGTCGTAGCGCAGGAACGCGGCCTCGTCGTAGAGCCGACCGACGGCGTCGGCGACGCCGCGCTTGACCGGCTTGGGCAGCTTGACGCGCACGGTGCCGTTCGGCTGCGTGACGCCCCAGCGGTGCCGCCAGTACGCGAGGAGCTCGCCCGGCTCGTCCGGACGCTGCAGCACGGCGCTGATCAGCTCGGCGTGGCCGTCACCGCGCACGACGTCCTTGGGGTCGCGACCCTCGTTGAGCTCGTGCAGGCGCTCGAGCCGGGCGTGCACGGCCTCCGCCGCGAGCAGGATCGCCCCGGTACGGATGTTGCCGGGGCCGCGGAGCCACGTCAGGAACACCTGGACCCACGGCCACGTCTCGTCGTCGACGGCGAGCTCGCGCACGAGCTCCCGGAGACGCGTGACGTTCTCGTCGGCGGTCTCGTAGAACCCAGCCTCGCCGACGAAACGCGTGGTCGCGCGCTTGAACAGCTCGGACTTGGCGTCGCTGCGGTAGGCCGGGGCACCCTCGAAGGTGACCGCATCCGGCTGGTCACTCACGGTTCGCAGGGGGCCGCTCGGGGTGACCCGCGGCGGCTGGTCCTTCAACTTGTTGAATCCTGCCACGTTCCTGGCTCCTTCCTCTGGAAGCAAAACGAGACCCTCAGCCCGTCGGGGGAGGGCTGAGGGTC